CGCGGAGCCATCATCATCACCCGCCGTGAAGTCATAGCTGAAATCAGGTAAACTGTCCGCATAGTCCTGCCCAGCCGCGCCAACAACCTCCTGCGCCATCACATCGTCCTCGCCCAACGAAGCAATCCCAGCCCCGTTGCTCGTAGAAGACTGAATCTGGTCGCCCCGTGGATCAAAAATTCTATCGGTCTCCGCAGCTATAGCGTTCTGTGCCGCCGCAGCTTGAGCCTCGGCCACCTGATCCGCCTGAGCTGCAGCCGCCGGAGTGTCATACGCATTCCCAAACGCATCGTAACTAACAGACGGAGCGGCAGTAACTTCAGGAGCAAGGTCCGTGGTGTAAACTTCACCCTTATATACAAACGTATCCTCGCCCGCAGCCCGGTTCTCCGAAAATACCTCGCCAAAAGACTTGTCGTCGTCCGCAGTAGTCGCAGCAGGTAAAGTAGACTGGTTCTGGCCCGTAAACCCACCGTCGTCGTTAGGCGTGAATACAACAGGATCGTCGTCATTGTTTAAAACAGTCCCCGTCTTTAACGTCGTACCAGTCTTAATAACCGTGGGAGTAGGTGCAGGGCTCGGCTTGTCATTGTTACTACTGCTGCTAGAACTGCTGCTGCTGCTACCACCACTAAATAAATCAGATAACCAACCCATTACTTACTTCCTCTATACAAACTCTCAATCCCACCAGGAGTAGAATACCGCTTGATATTACCTAAACCAGGAATCCCCGTCCCACTTAACGGACTCATCCGACTGCTCGACCCATACCGACCACTAGGTGGACGACCAGCAGGAGCCTTCGGAGCACTCGCCTCCGCAAATAAATCACGCAACGCCTTCTCAATCGCATTCGCATTGGCCTTGTCCTCCGCCTGCGGAACAATGCCCGAGGGCCGAGGCTCAGGACGCATCGGAGCACCCTTAATCTCCTTGCCGCCCAACAAAGACGAAGCATAATTCTGAGCAGAAGACGAAACCTTCCCCTTCTGAACATTCCCTAAGCCACCGTTATAAGCCTGCAAAGCCTTCGTATAATCCCCGCCAAACTCCTCAATCAACGCACCAAGATACTCAGCACCAAATCGCAAGTTATCAACAGGATCAGAACGGTCCTGAATAGGCGTAACACCCATACCAGGCTTTATACCCGTCTCTTTCATAATCTGAGATAAACCAATCTCTCCAGCAGCACCCTTCGCACTCGGATCCCAGCCGCTCTCCTTCGCAATCAAACGATTGTAAACCTCCGGATCAACACCATAACGCTCCGCCATCTGCGTAGCTATACGACGGTAGTTGTTGTTCTCTGACATAGCACTAAGCTCCATGGTCCAAGGTCCTGGGCCCACGGTACTACAAACCCAAATGAAAATAAAGTGCGCATAATTTCTTGGCCCTGGGAACCTAATGAACCTGAGCCTTCTTCGCACGACGCGTCCGCTTGTAACTCCGGTTCTTACTAGCAGATAATACCCCAAGATTCTTCTCACTGTTGTCCCGAGGATTGCCATTCCGATGAGTAACGTCCTTCCCATCACCCTTCTTAACCTTCCCAGACCGCTCCATCGCACGACGAGCCGCGTTCCGAGATGCACGGTTCTTCTTCTGCTTAGGCTTGGAATGGTAATTAGCATACTCGGACTTATAATCTCGGGCCATGGTCCGTTCTCCTTCTGTTCTCAAATGGTATTATACCCGAATGAATTTACAATACCAATATTATAGGGTGCAGTGCACAGCGGCGGGGTCGTATATAGGGGGGTGCCCCCGTCGGGACAATACAATGTTCACTAGGATCGTCCACAGTTACCCCTATACCTGTAGCAAGTAGCAAGGCTCGATGTGTCGTAGGCTCCTGGCTCTCGGTCCTTGTGTGCAGAGTAGTGTATCTGCTGCAGAATATTATTGACCCGACCCTTTGGTTTTTCTGGGCGGCACTGATGTAATCGTTGGGCGTCCGGGCAGGCTGTCGTGAACCAAGCCCCTTCAGGTCTTGGCCCTACGGGCTTCCATCCTTGACGCATATGATCCTTGACGGATCATGTCAGTCTCCGAACTGACAGTCGGCCAACGGCTATGCGCCCGTTGGATCGGCGCTTATCCGACAGCGGAACCATCCCAATATGCGGGCTAGAAGGGTCTGCGGTACGACACGCCGAGCACCATTCCACGGGAACATCCTTCAGATGTTCTCGCGCTCCATGCCGCTCAACATGACGTACCTTGCCAGCCTTCTAGGTCCGCTCTCTTATAAACTACTACACACACACATGAACCCCCGTGCGGATTGTCCCCCCGGGAGGCCATCCCATTTAATGCGTCGTCAACCCCACATGCTCCAACGCTTACGCTTATGTGCGCGTGAGGGGTCGGGAGTTTACCCAAAATACAACATCACAGAACCTGACGCAACGTCATGGGTGCCTCGCCCCAAGGATCACCCTCAGTGCCAGTGAGCCCATGACGTAGCATCAGAACCTGAGATCTTGCATTTTGCGCCGCCCTGCTAAACTCCCTTGACGATTCCCTCGTAAACTCGGCGCGATTAAATGTGCGGCAAGTTGATGGGACAATGCACGAAGTTCCATGTGCGTTGTAGTTGCAACTTAACTAATACGGAGGCCATCATGGCTAAACTATCTTACTCTTATAACAGCATCATCGACACACCGCTGCCAGCGGATCAGACCCTTCGCGAGATGTTCACCATACTCGAGACGCTCAAGTACGCTATCGACAACAACCCTCGGGTGACCAGCTACTCTGCCGAGTGCACGTTGTACGATCACTACAAGCAGATGATTGCTGACGGCTTGAAGCAGCTTCGGTCCGATGCAGACCAGCGGATCTCGTACTCCATCCCGAAAGAGTCTGCGGCTGACGTACACAAAGCTCGTAACGTAGAGGATGCTGCATAATGCGTAAACAAGATCTAGGCTACAACGCTTTGTTTCACGAACCAGAGTCATGGGACGAACTCCTAGATTGGATTGATCGGCACCACAGTGCTGATCGTCCACATCTACTCTCATCCGCAGGCATGGCGGCTAACATGACCGCAGCATTCGCTGTCAAACTACACAACTCAACTAAGGAATCAAACGATGGATAATCTTACAACACAACTCACCGACATCATCATCGCCATCATTCAGGACAAGGTGGACGAGCGGATCGAGATGAAGCTCGCCGACATTCAGGAGGGTATCGACACCGCAGCATCGTTCGATATCGAGGACCATCGTGCCGACATACTCTCAATGGTCGAGGAGGACTTCGACATCGACGACAAAGTCGATCACGTCCTCAACATGAAGACCTTCACCGTCACTGTAGACTAACCAACCAGCGGGGGCTTCGGTCCCCGCACCACCTCAACTAAGGAGACTACCAACATGAAAAGCGGAATCATTTACAAGGGGCCAAGCCAACTCGACGGTAAGCCTATTGTGGTTATCGCCACATACTCTAACCGCAACACCAAGACAGGAGCCGTCGTTCAGACGTACATCCTGACCACGGAGAATCCTCTCGAAGCCAGCAAGACAGGCAGAGACTCAACCATCTGCGGCAGCTGCATCATGCGCGGCACCCCAACAGATGACCCCAAGCGCAAGATCGCCAAGGGCCGACGCTGTTACGTCAACCTCGGGCAGGGTGTCCTGATCGTCTTCAGATCATACGAGCGCGGCGTCTACCCGATAGCCGACAGTCCAGATGCACGACGATCACTCGGCGCTGGGCGATTCGTTCGCATCGGCACATACGGAGATCCAGCTGCCGTACCCGACTACGTTTGGGAGGAACTAATAGGTCACGCTCGTAACCACACAGCCTATACCCATCAGATCGGGTGGAGACCAGACATCGCAATGCAGTCCGCTGACTCATACGAGGAAGCTCTAACACACTGGGCAGCTGGTCGCCGCACATTCAGGGTCGTATCAGACATACTCAAGGTCGATCCAACACGCGAGGTCCTATGCCCCGCATCCAAAGAGGCTGGCCGTCGAGTACAATGCGCCGACTGCAAACTCTGCAATGGGTCAGCAACTGGAACCAGACCCAGAGCATACGGGTCACAAGCCAAATCAATCGCAATAGTGGAGCACTAATCATGAACAACACACGCCAAGTAACTGAAGAGTGGGTCGATGGCCCACGCACCTTCACCGTCGTAGACTGCAACTGCGGTCAGGAGGTTCACTGCTACAGCTCATGGGCCAACGCTTGCGACGGTTGCGGCACAGAGTACAATAGGGGTGGGCAGACGCTCGCCCCTCGATCTCAGTGGGGCCACGAAACCGAAGAAATGGGAATGTATTGCACCCCATACAATCCAGAAGAAGACTACTAACAACAGAGGAGGGGCTTCGGTCCCTCCTTCAACTACTATCATCACAGAGCGTCATGCTATTCCTCGTTCCTCGGGCATGATCGCATTGCGCGTCACGACGCGCTAAAGAATTGAGTGCCTTCGGCACAAGGTGCTTGTTGGTCCTCGCTGCGCTCGGACGGAAATTGCGCGCGTGGGGCCGCAGGGCAATCAAACGGCGCGTGAGGCCGCAGGGCAACGGGCCAGAAGCCGAGGACGAAGAGCCACGAACAGCGCCTTCGGATTCTCGAACACCGTTCCCTGGGCCCCAGAGATGCCGGCATCAGCAAGCAAAGCCCCCTGATCACCGTCAAACAAAAGTAGGTCTCGCTCCTTGGACCTCTTTACTAAGAAGAAATTTGACCCGCCGCGAGCCCAATATGCAGCATTCCACGCAATTTGATGAGGCGAGATGTTTGCTGCGTTTCCCTTGCTTACCTTTAACTCACACCAAAACGACAACCCATCCCAAACCAAATGCACATCAGGAACACCGCCGCCGTGCTTGTTCTCAATCCTCGTGGCGAAGCACTTCTTCGGTAGGTTCTGCCTCAATTGCGTCCAGAAGTTCGCCTCCGGTCCCTTGCTCATTGGTCACATCCTTGTAGGTCCCTTCGATCTGGAAGGCTTGGGGATACTGCTTCTGCAATGTAGCAAGTCGAGCGGTGATCTCATCCCGTGAAAGCTGATCGATGGTGTTGATTGTTTCCCGCCTGTCGATGGTCAAACCACCAAGGGCAGAGCGTATCTTCTCCGCATTGATAGCAGCCGAAAACTGCCCAGCATCCTCCGCACCCAGAGACAATTGATGCAGCCTTTCAAGCTGGCCGATGGTGGACACCCCGTATCTGCGCTCTCGTTCCTCGCGAAGCTCTGTGATGTACTCCAAGACATGCGGGTAGTCCCGCCCGTTTAACAAAATCGACGCCTGTTTCGGGGCCACATCGTGCGAGTACCCAGCCTTGCGGGCGCACTCAGCATTGGAATAGATGCCCTCCACGATCTTCTGTGCAAAAGTCATCTGTCTATTTGTGAGCTTTCGCCCGTGTTCTTCTTCGATCTTTTTCTTAATCGACGGCATGAATACTCTCCATGTTTTCAACAACAATACAACAACAGGATCGACCAGTTCAAGGGGGCCGCTGCTGTTTACAAATGTTTACGCTGTTTACACGGTTTGACCTCCGACTTGTAGACCATCGACACCAAAGCCACGGTCTGCTTGAGAAATTCCAAGGGCTGAAACGTAAACAATAAGGCCTTATTGTAAACAGGTGTAAACAGTCGGCTCAACTATAGTGTGTTTGTTTACGCTGTTTACAAGATTTACACGAAAACTTTTTACCTTTGGGCTTTTTCTAAAATATCTAGTGAAAATGTGTATACAGCGTAAACAGCCCCTCGAATATTTTTTGTTGACGGCTCTGATCTATGTTGATAGTCTACAAGTATTCAACATTACGAAAGGACTAGAAATGTTTACTGTAGATTGTATGGAAGATGGCACGATGACCTTGGACTGGGACCCTGCGTCCTACAAGACCAAGGGCCGAGCAGCGAAGGCCTTGTACCGCGCATTGTGTGACTGGTGCCGCAAGGTTGGTATGAACCCTGACTATGAGGTTTCGATTTGGACACCAGCGCAGCGCAAGGCCCATGGTCATTCTGCTAATTGGGCCGTGAGCCTAGAAGCGGGGCCTTATGAGTGGGCGATCTTTGCCTCGATGCAGATCCCTAGTGACTGTGCGTGGGGATATGTTGAGCCGTATTATTCTTTTGATCTGGAGTTTGTAGGATGAGCAATCTAACAGAAGCCACCAATTTGATATCCGAGTTATGGTTTGATGATGCGTGGACGGCGTACAGGCGTGGAAATTACCCGTACAAGACGCACACTGACGGCAGTGTTCATTACACTGCGGAAGCTCAGGAGTTTTACAATCACATTGAGGATCAGGTTGAAGGTATCCTGATTGGTTATTTTGCGGAGGATAAATCAGATGCCTAATCATTGCTATCAGAGTGTGTACCTTGAAGGCCCGACCCATTTGATCCAGCACTTGCACAAGGCGCTGTCGAAGTCGGATCCGGAGTTTTGCAGCACGATTGCGCCTATGCCGTTTGAGATGTGGGCCAAGGAGACGCAACCGGATCAGGTGATGCCTGACTGGTATGAGTGGAGGTGCGAGAACTGGGGCACGAAGTGGGATGTCTGCGAGGCTGAGATCGATCATGACGGTCTTGAGTATTCGGATGACAAGAAGGTTGCGTGGTTCTCGTTCCGGTGTTGGACTGCTTGGGCTCCGCCTGTTCCTGTATGGGATCGCCTTCATGCGATGGGCATTGAGGTCCAAGCTGATTATCAGGACGAGGGCGGCATGTTTGAGGGTGAGTATCACCACGGTGAGGACAAGTGCTGGCAACCAGAAGAGGAGGCAGTGTGATGACTGATCGTAATTATGAATACGATGCCGATGCTTCTTTTAATGATGCAGTAAAAACTATGAAACGCTTCATAGAAGACCATGAAGCAGAAGGTCCAATGGCTAACGTAAGTTTAGCTAGAGCTTTAGGCGCGACGTTAGTTCTTACTACAAAAATCGGAGAGCGTGACGATATGTTGGCGACTGCGATCAGTCAATTATGTGATGCGTTTAGTGGTGTTTTAATTCTGGAGCAAGGTGATGAGGTATAATCTTGTATGCATGCATTGGGTCGTGGAGAGGCTGGACGAGATCTTGGAGAGGATTGAGGATGTGGGTGTCGAGGACCTACGGGGTGAGCTTGTTTACCAGATGGGTGTCCGCGCCCATGAGACATGGAAAGATAATGGGAGGGGTAAAGAAGATGATGAATGGGAGGGGTAAAGATGACTGATCGTGAGATGGACAAGATATTGGACGAGGTATTCCGCAAAGTGTTTGGGGAGAAGTGGTGATGGGTAAGATGAAAGAGGAGTTCATGCGTCTGCAAGAGACGCCGATCATGGAAGCGTGTTCCGAGTGCCAAGGTGCGGGGACCGTGGAGGTTGAGGTTGCGATGCCTCACAACGCGGGCCGTGATGTTGGCGAGTTGTATTGTGAGTTGGAGACTTGCGATGCTTGTGGCGGCGGCGGCGAGGTTGAGCGTTTGTGTGGATGCGGGGAATGGGTTACGCTGATCATGGGCGAGGATGCTACGGTATGTGAGGAGTGTGCTGATGCTGAAAACGTATGAGGTGACTTGCGAGGGTGTGGTCCAGCGCATGGTTTTGGTTGAGGCGCACAATGTTGTTGAGGCCTCGCACTTGGGGCGGCAGGAGTTTGCTGCTCGGATTGGAACAGAAGTAGAGGGGGTCGGGGTTGTAGACATCTACACTGAGCCTGTGCGTGTAACATTTAAGGAGACAGAGAAATGAACTTACTGAAAAAGATATGGTCTAACATTAAGAAGAACTCTCAGACCCATCAACTTACGCGAAGGCAACAGGTCTTCAAGGAGTTGTCCCGAGGTCAAGGGACCGCGCGTCAGGTATCGGATCGCATGGGTTTGCGGCTTACGATTGTGCGGACGTATTTATCTACGTTGCGCAAGCAGGGTTTGGTCGAGGCGACGGGCGCTATGGTTGGGAAGGAGCAGGTCTGGAGGGTTAAGAAGTGAGTGAGGTACTATCACCCGCAGACGAAGCGACCTTGAGATATCTCCGCAACCAAGTAGATCAGATGGCCGAGCGCCAATACCGCAGGGATGCAGGGCCGAATGCGCGCAATGATTACTGGCTCGCAGCGGACGAGCTTAAAAATTTTGTAAGTAAACTAAGACAGGAAGGAAAGAACATATGACCGAGGGTTTAACGAGGAGAGAGAAGTTCGAAGATTGGTATCGCGAGCAGTGGCTTGCGCAGTTAAAGATCGACAGGGTTGGCAATCCGATGGCTCGGGAGCCCACGCCTCAACAGAAGAACGGTCAGAGGACAGGCAGGTTCGGTAAGATGGGGGGACGCAAGCTCAAGCTCACGAAGCAGGCTGAGATCATCAATCAGATGCTGAAGAAGCGGATGCTGATGCGTGACATTGCGGACATCCTGGGGGTTACAATGGCTGTTGTGTCTGAGACTAAGCATAAATTTGATTTGCCCAGGGCGGAGGAGCAGTCGGAAGAGCCCGAGGGTATATAGGATATCGTGGGGACGCCAGATTAATGGGTGAATGTGGCGCATTCGGTAGCACATCATCCGGACAAGCACCGCCAATAAACAACAGTTGCAACGTCCCCTGAAGGAGAAAGTAAATGGACCCCAGAATAAACTCAATAAAAGAATTATTGAACGACGCACAAAAAGAACTTGACGAAATCGAATGGGATAACCCGCGAGACCCAAGGATCGAGGGCATACTTCGGCAGATTCGAGACTACGAAGACAGACTTAATGAAGGAGAAATCTATGAGCCAACTTTTTGACCTAAACACTACGCGGCGGCAGCAAATACTTGTCGAATACTTGACGGCTACTGGTAGTGCGTTTGCTGTTACTCCACAAGGAGAGCAGGTATTCATGAACAAGCGCCTTGTTGACACGATGGGAGTGCTGGCGGGGGACATTTACAATGCGTTCTTGCTGCCGAATTACCCTGACAAGCAGGAGTCGATCCCTTGGAGGGCGATGCGTGTCGAACCTTCGGACGTTTCTGTGGACATATCGCCTGTGGTTGCGGATTCGATCCCCAATCGGATTGCGGATTACATGGAGGAGATCGATGAGGACGGCGCATGGTTGCCGATAGACATAGCGGAGGCCATGAATCTGGATGTGACGCATGTTGAAGAAGCGTTGGCCGGGAACCCAGAGCTGTTTGACCCAGTGCAATCGTACATGTTGCGGTTCAAGGACAAGTAATGTATAAGCAAGCGACAACAAAGGGGCAACCAATGGTCAAGACAATTAAGAAAGAGGAACGAAAGTTCTGCAACGTGGCCCTCTTGCCGGAGGATCACGACAAACTGAAGCGGTTGGCGGATGACGAGCAGCGGACTATGACGCGGCAACTCTCGGTCATTCTGAGAAAACACTATGCACAATTGCATGGGCCTGATACAAATTAGACATTGCTCGAACGGGGCTGACAATCAGCCGCCCTGTTCACCTCGCCTGTCAACTAGCCTCCCGTCTCTCCAGATACGGGAGGTTTTTTCTTGGGCCACTCACCCTTCTTGTATCCTCTGACTTCGGCGATCCCTGCGGAGCCTCTGGGTTTGAGGTTCGAGCAGAAGGCCCGAGCTACATCAAGGTCTAGTCCGGTCATCTTAGCTAACTCTTTAGCTGCGGTGTCGCGAGAAGCGTAGCCTGTGGCCCGCTCCTCCATTAGCTTGGTTACTTTTTTGGCGTCAAAGTCAGCCATTCTCTTGCCTTCTCCCCTAGTACCTTGGCTCCGATGTCGATCTTGTTGCGCAATGCTTCGACGATCTTCTCATCGAGAGTGCCTTCGGATATTAGATCGATGTATGTCACGTTATTCTTTTGTCCGATCCGGTGGGCGCGGTCCTCTGATTGGATGCGTGTCTCCAGATTGAAGTCGTTGGCATAGTATACCACAAGGTTTGCCTCGGTCAAAGTCAGGCCGTACCCTGCAGTCGATGGGTTGCCCACGAAGAATCGGAGCGGGGACCGAGGATCTTGAAACTTCTGCACGATCTCGTTGCGTTCATCGTCTGATGTATCGCCGTAGTATGCAGCAGCGGAACCTTCGCCAAACTTTTTGTTGAGCATCTTTGTGATCTCGATGATGTCGTATCGGAACCGTGACCAGATAATTGCTTTACCGTCGTGCTCTTCCATGATCTCGGTCAGCGCGTCCATGCGGCGGGAGGGGAAGTACTTCATCTCACCGTCGTCAGTCTTGAGGTGACCGGACATGACCTGTTGGATGCGTAGCATCTGGGTGATCACGGCTGGGGCCGACACCATCTCGCCGTCTTCGAACAGAAGCATGGCCTGTTGCTGGAGCAGCGAGTACATCTTTGCTTGCTCATCTGTCAGCGTGACATACCGAGCGGTGTAAATCTTCTCGGGCAGATCGAGGCAGTCTTTCTTGAGCACACGATAGGAGAACCTTGCGATCTTGGTGGTCAACTCCTCGATGTTTTTGTATCCGAGTATCTGCTGGAAAGAATGTGCTCCCATGGTGCGGCGCTGCATCACAGCGTAGCGTCCCTGGAACGTGTAGAAAGATTCGTGGCCCAGGATCCCAGGTCTGAGGAACTCCGCCTGGGAGTAGATATCCAGAGGGGACTTGGTGATTGGTGAACCAGTCAGAAGCCTACGGTATTTGAAGTTCGCTGCGATCTTCATCAGAGCTTTGCTCCGCTTGGCCTTGTGGTTCTTGATGGTTGTGCTTTCGTCGATGGCGATCAGGCCGTGAGGACCGAGGACCTTGGACATCCATTCGCCAGCCGTCTGCCCTTTCTTCGATGAGAAGGACTCGATGTTCATAACGAAGATGGTCAGGCCAGAGAAGTTCTCCTTGACCGAGCGCATTTCTTCCTGTTGTTTTTTGTTTGGCGATGCGACCCAGCGAATCACTCGGTGCGGTACATCATCTGACATATGCTCGGGGATTTCTTTGGTCACCCAGTTACGATAGACACCCTTTGGTGCGAGGACCAAGGCGAAGTTAATCTGCCCGGCGAGGAACAACATACCTATGTTATCGATAAGAACCTTGGACTTGCCTGTTCCCATCTCCATGAAGTAGCCGAACTCTTCTTCAAAGCATCCATGATCCAACGCCACCTGTTGGTGGTCGAATGGTTTATATTTAAAATTGTACTTGACAGTCATCACATACCTCCAGTAGAGTCCACCTTACGGATGGCAAGATGACTTGTCAACTAACTTAACCTGAAGAGGATGGAACTTATGAGTGACATATTCGAAGACTACTTAGACGAGGGGGATGCACTCTCCCAAGTCAACACCGGAACAGGATCGCAACTCAGCGACTTGGTTCGGAAGCTCCGCAACATAGAATCACAGATGGAGGATGCGGAGCAACATCTCAAAGCGTTGAAGGCTGACAAGCACAAGCTCTCAACAGAGAACATCCCTGCACTTATGGATGAGATGGGCGTGGAGCGGCTTGATGTGGACGGTGTAACCGTATCGCGTAAGATGATTGTTCATGCGTCGATCCCTGCTGACCGCAAGGATGAGGCATTTACTTGGCTCCGCGACAACAACTTGGATGACATCATCAAGAACGATGTGACCTGTTCCTTTGGTAAGGGTGAAGACAACGTGGCGGGGGATGTCGTTGGCATCCTGCAAGAGCGTGGCTTTGATCCAAAGACCAAGACCCATGTCCACCCATCTACACTCAAGGCCTTTGTTAAGGAGCGAGTGACAGACGGCAAGCCAATAGACCTCGATATGTTCGGGGCTTACATCAACAACGCAGCAGAAATTCGGAGGAAAGCATAATGGGTGCGTATAAGAATAAAATGTTGGAAGAGATGGAAGATGAAGACCACACGGATGAGTATGGTGCTTCCATGGACAATGATGATCCGAAATCTTTATGGGATGAGGAAGATGAATTTGAAGACGACTTGATCGAACGGTCCATCGAGGATGCGGCGATTGAAGCAGACATAAAGCGTCAAGATGATGCGTTTAGAAAGGCAAAGAACAATGGCTAACGCAGTAGCAAAAGCAAAAAGTGCAGAGTTAAGCACAGACGTATTGGACGATATCTTTGAGACGGCAGGGGATGGTGCATCCTTTGACAGTTCTGAAATGCAGATCCCTTTTGTTCGGATCTTGCAAGCACTGTCACCGCAGTTGAACAAGAAGAAGCCTGAGTTCATCGAAGGGGCATCGTCCTCTGACATGTACAACACGGTCACTGGTCAGTACTGGGATGGCGAGGAAGGCTTGGTTGTTGTGCCATGTTTCCAAGTCACCAAGTATCTGGAGTTCGTACCTCGTGATCAAGGTGGCGGGTTCAAGGGTGAGATTCCTGCAAACGATCCAGTGCTTCAGCGCACCTCGCGTGAGGGTTCCAAAGAGATCCTGCCACATGGCAATGAGTTGGTTAAGTCTGATCAGCACTATTGCTTGGTGGTTGATGCAGACGGTGGGTTCCAACCTGCGGTGATCGACATGAAGTCGAGCCAGCTAAAGGTCAGCCG